CTGAGACCACAGACTTTGGGGTCGCAGAACCGGCGTATAGAAATCTCTTGCACGAAGTGGATAATTTCTATCTTCGTTGGGGTCCAAGTGTCGCACTATTGCGTAGGCAGCTGGTGGAAAAACCAGAGCCGTACAATGGTGAAAACGAACATATCGCTAATCAGTTTATTGAGCTTGAGCTCAAGCCAGAATTCGCTTCTGATGTGGAGCGAATAGCGGAGGACGTTTCGGCGTTCATCCTAGCCGCGGCAAAGGAGGAGCAACCTACGGTTAAGCTCGTCGCGCTAGCAGAGGCCCTGAAGGTTCGAGTTATCTCGAAAGGGCCCCCGCTTACTTATTATCGGTTGAAGCCGCTGCAGAAGTTACTGCACTCGCGACTTCGACGACATCCTACGTTTCAGTTTATTGGTGAGCCCGTAAGTGTGGAAGCTATTGCTTCCGCCTTTGGGAAACTCCGAGAGGGGCAAGTATTTATCTCTGGCGACTATAAAGCCGCGACGGATAATATGCACCCCTATTGGTCTCAATGGGTCACTGAGCGTCTCGCTATGAATCTCGAATTATCGACGGATCTTCGGATTCTTGCCCATAAGTCAATGACTGGGCATGAAATCGAACATCCGATTTATTCGGTAATTCAGCGAGCTAGAAAAGGAAAGTTGTCTGAGCAGGAGCTCACCGATATTAAGTTTGTCTATCCCGACTGGGAAGACTGGCTTAAGCTGGAAGAGGCAGATCTTCGTAAGAAATGCTTCAAGGAGCAAAAGAACGGGCAGTTAATGGGATCGATTATGTCGTTTCCTGTTCTCTGCATCGTTAACGCTGCCGTATGTGCAGCCGTGGACTATTATGTCTCGAAACGTTGGAAGAAGCTCTCCCAGATTCCTCTCCGTGTGAATGGCGATGACTTTGTCTTGAAATCGACCCAAGAGGGTTACGATTACTGGCATCGTCTTTGCTATTTCACGGGTATGGAGGAGTCTGTAGGAAAGACCTTCGTCTCTCGCGATTTTCTAAATATAAATTCGCGTGAGTTTCGAGTGATATCCCGAGAACAGATCAGTAACGATACTGAGATCTTGGGATTTGAAATGGTC